ATTGAAAACGATGCAATCAAAGTAGAGCCAACGACAGTTCATTGCGATTTGTGCAACGATGACAGATTACTTCATGAGGGCGATCTGCTTCGATGCTATTCCTGTCATTCAATCAATCGGATTCCATAGTGCCGAACTACGAATACGAATGTGATGGTGAGGGAGAGGTGATTGTATTGGATTTACCAATGGATCATAAAATCCCTCATTGTCAAGTATGTGGAGCACAATTAAGGCGTGTCTATACAGCTGTGCCAGCAATCTTTAAGGGAAATGGATGGGCTGGTAAGAAATGAAATTCAAATGTAATGGCTGCAAACGCGAAACTCAATTCATGTGGCTTGGTGAATTCCAGACAGCTGAGGGATTTAGAGTCTATCAATGTCTTGATTGCCAATGCGTAGGCACTAAGAATATGGCTGAGGCTATTGATCGAGATGGTGATGTATCAAGGTGTGATTCATGTGGTTCTTGGCAGTTTGCTGGTAAGCCTTGTCATACATGTTTGCTGATTGACTTCAAATGACTTGCCGTCTGACCTGCGGTTTTGTTAATGAATTTGACATCCATGGTACGCTCTAGATCGCATCGGCTCCCAAAGCCGAAACGCGAGCCCCTGCAGGGGTCGCTCGCGAGGTGCGCGCTAGTTGCCACCCTTGTATTCATTGAGATCTTATGCTTTGAAAAGACTAATTCCGTTGCAGCTGATACCACTAATAACTACAGACAATGGGCTTTCATACAGCTTAATAACTTAGATGAGTTCTATTGTTTAGATGAGTTGTATTACAAAGAATCAAGATGGAATCCAAAAGCTGTTAATGGTAATCATTATGGTATTCCTCAAGGCAAAAGCAAATACCTATTAAAAGCTAATGGATACAAGCAGGTTGAATGGGGTATCAAATACAATAATGTGCGTTATGGTTCTATGTGTAAAGCATTACATCATTTCAAGACAAAGGGTTGGCATTGAGTAGAAGCGCATTAAGAGATACTGGATCGACCAGACAATGGCGTAACATCAGAGAACGCATACTCAGGAGAGATGCATACATCTGTCAATACTGCTCACAAGAAGCAGATACAGTTGATCATGTGATACCTAGACGATTAGGTGGTAATGATACTGAGGATAATTTAGTTGCTAGTTGCAAGAGATGTAATTTATCTAAGGGTGGGCGGTTTTTTGTGAGTAAGAGAACACCACCGACCCCCCGTTCCTTTTCTAACCCACAAAACACCTCGATTAGCCACGATCAGTCAGGATCCGTTTGATTAATCTTAAAACTGGAGAGATCCTTTCAGATCCGGTTGATTTGACAATAGGAGGTGTGGCAACACCCCGAATTCACTCACCTTTGAATGATTTACCTTCAAAAGGGCATGAAATGATTGACTTTGCAGCTGAGGTTGGCATCCCCTTGATGGAATGGCAAAAGTTTGTGGCAATTCATGGTCATAAGGTCAAGCCCGATGGCAGGTGGCATCACACAGAGGCTGGCTTGTTAATCGCTAGGCAAAATGGCAAATCTACATTTATGATGCTGAGGATCTTAACTGGCATGTATGTATGGGGCGAGAATCTACAGCTCTCGTCAGCTCATAGATTAACTACCTCACTTGAAACATTTCGGCAGATGGTTACCTTGATTGAGGAAAATGATCGCTTGGCTTCTGAGGTAAAAAAGATAAGATGGCAACATGGTGCTGAGGAAATGGAATTGAAAGGCGGTCGGCGGTTTGTGGTAAAAGCAGCAAACAATGCATCGCGTGGTATTTCAAAGCCATCGACAATTCACTTGGATGAATTAAGAGAATACAAAGATGAAGATGCCTGGTCATCAATGCGATACACAATGATGGCGGCACAAAATCCGCAAGTATGGATTTATTCCAATGCTGGAGATCAACATTCTGTAATTCTAAACAAACTTCGGGAACGCGCTCTTGCAGCTAGTGCGAACCCTTCCGACACGATCGGTTGGTTTGAGTGGAGTGCTGAACCCGATTCGCCCATTAACCTTCCGTCTGGCGAAATAAACTGGAAAGCATTCTCTCAAGCCAATCCATCGCTGGGCATTACAATTCATCCTGATAACCTAAAAGCCGTTATTAATGATCCACCTGACATTGTAAGAACCGAAGTGCTTTGCCAATGGGTAGATACCATCAATTCAGCGATCGATGCTCAAAAGTGGGCATTATGTCAGAGCGAACCGATACCTTTAGATCCCGAAAAAGAAACATGGCTTGGATTAGATTTATCTCCAGATAGAAAATTTGCTGCATTGGTTGCTACTCAAAAGTTACCGGGCGAAAGATTCAATTTAGTGTTATTGCATACATGGTCAAATGATTTCAGCTTAAACGATTTAGCAATTGCAAATGATCTAGCACCTTATGTAAGAAAATATAATGTTCAGACTGTCGCTTATTCCAAGAGGACTGCACAAGCTGTTGCGAGTCGGCTAGTTCCTGCTGGAATTCCCATTACAGATATGGATGGGGCGATATACGCTGAAAGTTGTGATCGATGGCTGGGCGCAATCAATTCCCATCGATTACAGCATGGTGGGCAGGATGAACTGACCCAACAAACGCTATCTGCTGCTAAATTGCCCTATGGGGATGGGGCATGGATCATCGGAAGGCGTGCTAGTCGAGTGGCAGTTTGTGCAGCTGTCGCTTCTAGCCTTGCAACATATTTTGCGACACAAGTAGAATCGGAAATTGATATACAAGTAGGATAATTCGGACAATATGGTATATTATACCTTAATGGGATTATTCGATAGATTTGTTACAAATAGGACTTCAATTCAAAACACAGATGTTGAAGCATCCTTAGCACCTTTCAATTTATCAACATCGGTTTATGGTTTATTGAATGCACCAACAACAGTTGATCGTGCAAGTGCAATGTCAGTTCCAGCTGTGGCTCGCGCAAGGAATATAATTTGCGGAACAATTGGATCATTACCTTTACAACAATATAACAAAATGACTGGCGCACATATTGAGCCATTAAGAGTAATTAATCAACCAGATCCAAGAGTTTCAGGATTTGTTGTCTATAACTGGTTAGCAGAAGACATTTGGTTATACGGAGTTGGATTTGGTTTAGTTTTAGATGCGTATGAAAGTGATGGTCGGGTAAGGTCATGGACAAGAATTGATCCACGCAGAGTTATTCCTAGATATAACTTAGCAATGAATGAAATTGAAGGTTATGAAGTAGATGGCAAATTAGCACCAATTGCCGGTATCGGAAGTGTTATCAGATTCGATGGCGCAGATGAAGGATTCATTAATCGCGCAGGTCGCACAGTTATTGCAGCAATTGAATTAGAAAAGGCTGCATTAAATTATGCAAAAGAACCAGTTCCATCAATGGTATTAAAATCTAATGGAACTAATTTAACTTCTGAAAGAATTGCCAAATTATTAGAAGCATGGAGAAATTCCAGAGCAACTAGATCAACTGCATTCCTAAATGCTGATGTAGAAATGCAATCAGTTGGATTTGATCCAAAGTCAATGCAGTTAGTAGAAGCTCGTCAATATGTGGCGTTGGAGATAGCAAGAGCATCAGGAATCCCTGCTTATTTCCTTTCAGCGGAAAATACATCTATGACTTACTCCAATGCCACTTCAGAGCGCAGATCATTAGTTGATTTCTCACTACGACCAATTTTGGCTGCAATTGAAAGTCGTTTATCTTTATCAGACATTTGCCCATCAACATCTGAAATCCGCTTTGACCTTGATGATTTCCTTCGCGGTAATGCATTAGAGCGTGCTCAGGTTTATCAGATACTAAATACAATCGGCGCAATGAGTGTCGAGCAAATACAAGAGGAGGAGGACTTGATTCGATGAAAATTCAAGTTCCAATATCACTAACCGCAGCTGATTCTCAATCGAGAACTATCTCTGGTCAAATAGTTACATGGGGAGAGCAAGGCAATACATCTGCTGGACCAACTGTATTCGCTAATGACTCAATCAATTTTAACAAAGGCATTAAATTACTTTTAGAGCATGATCGCACTCGTCCAATTGGAAAACTAATTGCACATGAGGTAACAGATACCGGAATTGTTGCAACATTCAAAATTGCTGAAACAACAGCAGGAAATGATGCTTTAGTTGAAGCTGCTACTGGCATGAGAGATGGATTCTCTGTTGGAGTAAAGGTTGATGCATGGGATAACAAAGATGGCGTTATGGTCATCAGCAAAAGTTCAATTGTCGAAACATCATTAGTAACTGATCCAGCAATTGAATCAGCAAGAGTGGCACAAGTTGCCGCATCAGAGGATTCTGCTACTTCACCAGAGGTATCAGATACAACAAAACAATCAGAAGGAGAACAAGTGTCAGACACTACCGTTCCAGAAGCTCCTGCCGTTATTGAAGCGGTAGAAGCGACCAATGTAGAGGCTGGGGGGCCCAAC